GATAAAAATTGTATTTAGATTTTATATTTACTAATTGTTTGAATTGTTCTGTATCAACATCTGTAGATAGTATATTTCCTGCAGCTGCATTATTAATATTAAAATCATGATCATCAAAAGGTTGTTCTGAATATATCATGATGTTATTATTATTTTGTACTCGCAATACTCGGCCATTATACATTGATTGTAAACTTACAGGAACTTGAGAATCAATTCGTTCGTGTATAGTTCCAAACATTGCTTTTTGCACAATACGTTCTGCATCTATTAGGTCGATGTTAGTCATTTCTAATATAACATCTTTTAATATTGTAAAATCTTCTGCTGATTTAGGATACCCATGCGGCAGTCGAAATCTCCATTCTGTTAATATTGAATCGATCATAATGTGATAGTACTCATTTTATTATAAATATTACCTACCTTTGTTTTAACGGGAAAATTTCCTTGCTGCAAAATTTCCTTGATTTTTGGTAGTATATCTTTTGCTTCGTTAACTGGAACATCGAATAAAATTGAATCATATGTATACAGAATCATCTTTGTTTCCGAATCAATTAATAAATTTTGAACCTGATATAACTTTTGTACTGATACCTCAGTCTCTGTTGCTTGCAAATAATAATTAAATATTTTATTCGCAGTCGGATTTGTTATCATATCATGCGTAATTTGACGTTTTAGTATTGGAGTTTCTATGTATTTTTTAGATTTCCATTTCGCCCATAACGAATAAATAAAATCATTAACTTGATTAAAAAATGTAATAGATAAAAATTCTTTATCAATACCACCATATAACAATCTAAATGTTATTGATTTACTTTCTTCTCGCTGTTCATCAGTTAATTCAGATGTGCCAAAATAAAACTGACCTAAGTGCTCATGTATTGATGTATTTGGTAATTCGTAGCCTACAATTCTAGCAATCAATCTAACGTGATATGAATCAAAATCCATTTCTACTAATGCACCGTTTTCGAATCTACTACAAAATGCAGATCTAGTTCCATCTTCTTTATTCATTGCAGCAAAGTTAAATCCTCGAAATGCATTACTAGGTCTACCTGTTGTTGTATGATAATTGTATTGCGTATATACTCGTCCGTCATGAATTAATTCCGGCATACGAAATTCATCATTAACTGCTAATCCGACTGATTCTATATGTGCAAAGACTTTTGGATACAATGAATTAAACTTTATATATGAATTTGTTAATTGAGCATTTACACACATTGGCCAAGCATAGTGACGTATTTTTTGACACATTGCTAAATGTTGTTGCAATGGTATGATTGCATTTACTTGTGGCATTGCGGAGTGCCTTCTCCAATAAAACTGATGTGCAACGGTTGGATAATGAGATTCATCATATGCTTCGCCGTACGTATACCACCACAATGTTTTTACATCCCATACAGCCCCATTTCCTCCCGTTTGTAACCATTGCTTCTTGTCATGAACAAAGATATTCTCTAATGCTAAGAACTCCGGGACATGTTCTGAAAAGCCCCTTATCTGTTCAGTATGTCGTATTGGTATTATTCTTTCTACATCATCTTCCGTATAAATGTATATAGCACATAACGGATTATGCGTAACATGATACGTAGGGCTAGAAAATATCGGCACAAGCAAAGCACGTTTATTACGTACGGCTTGTAACGTACTTATTACATCTTCTACGGAATCCACTATCATTAATGGTAATATAAGAAATTTTTTGCTTATTCCAAACCGTTAATATCAGTTGCAATAATATATGTTGATCCAATATAAAATTCTGTTAAATTTGTTAGATATGATGACAATCCGGGCATGAAATTTTCTACTGATTTAATTGCTAATGAATTTATTGTACTAACTGATGGTACTAATACACCGGCAACCTTTGTATCTTGCAAATCTCCTTTTATCGTCCATTTAAGTTTAATCATTGTGTATAAGTTATTGTCAATTTGTTTAAGATTCCATTTATTGAAATCATCTTGTGTCGTTTCATAAAACAACATTTCATTATTTTTCTTAACAATATATCTATAAAAATAGCCTTTTGTTATTGCATCTTGATTAACTGTAGGTATTATAGATACAAATGATTTATATGTTGTTGTTACATTAGAAATTTGTTGATATATAAATACATCTTGATTAATGTCTTGATATGGTAATAACTGTTGAGAAAGTGTTTCGTTCCATGATGCTAAAGTATATGTTTCGCCGGTGGAATATGTATGATATAAACCTGTATATTCAGTGCCATCAGTTAACATCCATTCGTTTCCAAACGTATATAGATTATTAGTAATTTCATCTACTGTATAATATGATTTTTTTCTAGCCATTTGAATTAAATTTTCGGTCGCATTATACAACGTATATCTGTAGTCCACTCCCCTGAGTTAGAAACTGTATGTGCTATACTAACAACTAGAAATACTACATTGTCTGTATAACGTTTAGGTAATCCATTAATTTGTAAAACATTTCCATATCTAAATCCGTTGATGCCGTCTATAGTAAAACTACAATCAAATGGAATAACCGGAGCTTTTAGTTGATTGGTATCTTGTATAGTAGGGGTTGGATATTGAATATGTTTACGTAATGCATCTGATAATGCAATCTGTTTTTGTGCATCTGTTATATTATTACCGTATTCTACTTTAGCATCATTTAATTGTTTTAAAAATGTTTCGTGAGTTGTTTTAAACTTTTCATTCATTTCTTTAATTTTTTCTTGATCAAACTGTAATGATTTAGTTTCGGTATTTTCAGTTCTTTCTATTTTAGTAGACGTATACATATATGCTAAAAATGGAGCAATTTCTGATTCTGATATAGCAGATGGATCCTGATTCATTACATAAGATAAACTAGATGCATCAGTTGGTAATTTCCCAGAAAATTTGAAATCTCGTACAATTGTACCTGTTTTACTGTTTGCAAATATCGGAACTACGTATGGCGTTACAGGCGTATTAGAATCTGGTAATACGTTATTTGAATCATAAAACAATAAACTTTTATCGTATATTGGGTCAGGGTGTGTTATTAATTTCATATCAATTGCCCCACCGGTACATTTAGATATTATCATACTTAAATTATCTATAAACGTATTAAGATGGTATGATTGATTTTCTTTCATACTATCAATCGTAGTTTTAATCCATTCTAAGTTTATAAATAGTCTAGCAGGTAATAATTTTTTATCATATGGCTGCATTGAATTTAATTGAGGTTTATATTCATTAAACCATTCGGTAGAACCGTATGTACAATACTTAGGTATAAAAACATCCATAGGATATGGCGAAATTATATTAGAGTATAGAATACTTTTACATAAATCTTGATTAGATGTACATATTATGTTTGATTGTCCCGTTACCAATTGAAGCTTTGTTGTAATAAATGTATTAATATACTCAATTAGTTTACCTAAAGTTATATAACGCTGTTGTTTACTATTTGCATACGGACTACCCCAAATAAATGCTTTATCATTATCATTTTCAATTATGATACCATTTTTTGCTGCGGCTTTTCTTTTATCAAAATCCGTACTTATAGTCGAATATAGATCTTGAATTTCTTTTACTGCGGCATCGGTTTTCTTTTTTTGTGCTTCTTGTTCTTCTTTTGTTTTTTCTTCAGTTTCTTTCTGATCAGAGTCTAAATACATTGATACATCGGTATATAATTGACTTGCACCGCGCATTGATATTGCAGCGGATATACTACCATCTGATTGATAATCTAATTGGAATGAAACGATAACGCCATCAAACGACATTTTATTCATTTTTCCATATTTTGTTTTAAATTCAGATAATTCATTAGGTTTTGACTGCAATTCTTTTAATAATGTTTGCGAACTAATTGAACTAGATAATAAACCGTCTGTAGAAGATAATAATGCTGTATCTGGGTGTTCGAAAGTCATTGTTACATGACGACCTGGTCGTAAGTAGACATATTCAAAAAATTCTAAGTCTCTACCCGGATTTGGTATAACAAAATTAGCATTTGCAGTATTCATCATACCCATTGAATTATCACCTATAGTTATATCTGCAGATGTTAAATATGGAGGTATTCTTCTAGATGTGTTGAGCTGCGCCTCTGTTCTTAGATTTTCTTGTTCTGTGTTGTCGATAAATTTATAGTTACGATCAGTTAAAAACCCGTTTGGGCCTGATGGTAAATACTCAGCTGATCTAGGTGTCGTGCCTCCTAAAATAGCTGATTTGATTGGCTTACGTGTTTCTTGAAATTTATCCTGTTTGCCATCGGCTGTTTTTTCTCCAGTTTTTACATAATCAACTTCATACGGAACGATTTCTACATTTGCAATTTTAGTAATCATGTAATTCAAATCTGCCGTAGTTCTACTATAACGACCAGCTGCAGCTCTTTTGTCTAATTCTAGTTTCAAATTAGCATCTACATCTGTATAAAAAACATCTCCTGCACTCATCTATTATCGTTTGTTTGAATTAAAATATCAACTATATTTTCCTGAGACGGTATACGTATATTAGTATTTTCTGGAATAACGTACGTGCCATGGCCAAGTCCATTTGCAGCTGCAATCACCCACCATAAAGTTGTGTCCCCATAAAATGTATATGCTAATTTATCTAAACGTTCTGGCGATGTTGTTATAATGAATACATCGTCCGGGGTAGATGGTATTGATGGCAGAATAGTAGTAGATTTTCTAGAAATACCTTTATCATCTTTCAAATTAAATGTTGTACCATATCTACTCATATTATCCTATCGTTTTTTCGGATTGAACAAAGTCACTTAACCAATTATCATTACCTTGTTTAGGAGTCGCATCTTCTTCGAATTGTTTTGCTAGTGTGAAGAATCTTCCTCCTTGTTGCGGTAATGAATCTGTTACTATTTTAAGTGATAAAGAAACATCTACTCGCATCGGAACTTGCATCATTTCTGGATCATTTTCTATGTTTATTTCCCATGGTGTTTCAGCATCATAATATGTATATTGTAAACTTGATATAACAGCCGCTTGTTGATAAAATATATCTCCAATAGTAATGCGTATCCATGGTGCTATCATTCCAATATTATTTTTATCATATTTAGGTGCAGTATATCCAGCTAACGCATTAAGTTTTCTCCAAATTGGTTTTAATTCGTCTCGATCTGTTGCATATACCGTAAAATCTAAACTCACGTCTCTACTATATCCAGAATATTGAAAATTTGGATCAGCTCTTCCTATCATTTGAACTTCGGACCATCCTGCGTTAAATGTATCTCCTAAACTAGTTATTGCAGCTCTAAATACAATGATATTATCAGTATCTCCGGTTTCTTTAAGTCCAGCATGTAACGTTGGTCCAGTAATAAAAAATTTTATGAAATCTCTAGTTATATTTAATTTATCTAATTGTTTTTGTAGTTTCTTTTCGCCTATAGTTGTTTCGCCAGCAGAATCTTTAAATCTAGGACGCCATAAATATGCTTCCGATAATGATCGTTTCGTATAATCGATTACTGTAACTTTATCTCCTCGAAATGCTGTAACAACTTCTAATGGATTACGCGTTGGCTTCCATTCTAATCCGTCCCAACGTGTTGCAATATTGCTACGTGCGGTAAAGTCTTTACGATTTGCATATGGATTATCATGATCGCCCCATCCGTATGTAGCATCTAAATTAAATATGCTATATGCTCCGCCTAATGGATTAGCAGATGCAGCTGCATAGATTGCTGCCGTTCCTCCTCCGGGAGTTCTTATTGCAGCGCTGGTACCATCTAATCGAATTGTTGCTGCTGCTATATTTGTATCAGCTCCTTTAAAATTAAACTTACGAGCTCGAAAGTCTGCATATTTAACGCCTGGTATCGGCTTCATTTGTGTTTCATCTGCTACGGCATATGTTGAGCGTACTGAATAATTTTTTGATGCATCAGTAACACTTTGGCCTATTTGAGTTACTTGTGGAATACCACCTAACCCGCTTAAACTGCCAATTGTTGCACCCGTTCCAACTTGCAATAAACTTCCTGCAGATATATTAGTTGTTGTCGCGCGCAACGGAGACCATAGTTTTGCGTTTGGATATACATTATCAGAATATGTTATATTTTCTACTGCCGGAGTTCCTTGTGCTGTTTGCGGCGGAATAGCGCCCCACGCAGCTGCATTAGGATATGGATATGTTATACTAAAGTTTCGTATCATTGCATTATCCTATTTGTTTTTTGCCATTCATTGACGTACTACCATATAAATTATCAGTAACAAGTGTTGCGTATATTGGGGTTGATTGTAATGCTTGTGCTACTGCTGCACCCAAGGCTGCGTAATTTATACTAGAAGCTGCATTGAGCATTGATTTAGTTTGATTAGTAGGTGTTACGCGGCCAGATTTTCTAAATGATACTATTTCAGGACCTCGTTCGCCTACTAAATATGATGATCCAGCAACTACCGGGCCACCGGATGCTTTTTCTCCGTCGGTAAGCTCTGTTACACCACCAGTGGTGTATGGGGCTGGAATTGCACTAGTTATCTTTTTTAATGGATCTACGAGTTTACTAAGAGCTGTACCGAGCCCTGGTAATGTGCTAGCTAACTCAGTAACCGGATCAACTATAGTTTTTATTTTATCTGACATGGTGCCTAATGCACCTAAACCTTTTATGAAAGTTGGATTACCGAATGTTTCAGACATTTTATTTGCAAAGTTTAATGGAGCGTCAGCTGCATCGCGCATTGCAGTAACGAATTCTTTTCCCGTACCCGTTTGTGCTTTTCCTAAAATTTTTGAATCAATTGATTGTAAATACTTTTCAGAACGTTCTGCAGTTGTTTTCGTATCTCTTAAGTTAAATAAGTCTTGTATTTCTTTTTCGCTAGCTCCTTTTGCTTTTAAGTCTTTTGCAATTTGTTCTGTAGATACTTCTGATAGTTTTAAGATATCTTCCATATCATATTTTGCTAACAGTTTACGTTGATTGACCATATTTAATAGTTCAGTTTCTTGAACTCCGAATAACTCTGCAGCTTTCTTTCTTGCATACATATTATTCTTTAACGAATCCCCTTCTTTTTCAACAAACTCAGCCATTAACGCTGCTTGTTTTGCACCATCACCTCGAACCGTTGCCATGCGGTATTCGTTAGTTAAACTTTTTCCTTGATCCGTTAATAAACGTCGGCCTGTTAACTGTTGATATTCTAATTCAGAACCAATACTTGATTCGATATTTAATAGCGTACTGCCTATGCTACTTAGTTTTTCCATACTCGTACCTAAAGCTCGTGCTTTAAGTACAGCTACTTCTAAATTGCCAGGTATTCTAGAATATTGTGCTTGTATGTCTGAACTTAAATCTGAAATACCTTCTAATAGATCTGATTGAACTTGTGTTGCATCTAGCCCCGTAGATGTTGCAATAGATTCTGCTAATTTATTAAGTGATACTGCTGCATCGATACTAGATTGTCCTAAATTTGAAGCATATAATTCGAAAGATTGAGCTTGAGTTTCGGTTAAAGCCATATTATCTTGCAAGAACGATTGACCTGTCAAAAGTTCTTTTTGATTTTTTTCTTGTGCTTTAGATGATGCAATCATTCCACCGGTTAATGATTTAAGACTTCCAGCATATTTCATGAGATCGGCATCTCCTCGTGACATGGCTTTGTCGAGTGAACTAAACTGTACGCCGATATTACGTAATCTTTTTGAAAAGTCATACGCTCGTTCCGATGACATTCCAAATGATTTATTCAATTTAGAATTTGCCGTTTCTAGATATGTTGTATTTTTTATTTGGTTTAGAACAGCTGTATTAAATTTATTTTGTACTGTTAATGCTCGGCCGACTCCGTTACTTAACTTTTCATATTCACTAACGTTGGCTTGTAATACTTTTTTGGCTTCGGTTATATAGTCATTTCCCTTGATTATAGTACCTAAGAATTCATCAAAGCCATCATTTAAATCTTTAATAAATTTTTGTGCGTTGGTATCTGTTAAACTTGATAATCCCTTATTGAATTTATCTAAGAAGCCCTCATCAGCCATACCGTGCTTAGGTTGTTTTTTTAAGTGTTTAATCAACGAAATATTTGAAGTACCCACAGTTATGCCTATTTAATATAAATATAAAATTATAAATTTTTATACATCGGTAAACGTTCAGGTTGTTTTTTTATTTTAGCAGTCTCGTTTTTAGGGGTGTCTTCTGCTTCCGATTGTTGCAATTGCATTTTATTTATTCGTGCAATCCATAGTTTTCTTATACGTATTGGTAGATAGTATATATCATCCCATGTCCAACGGCCGTTACCATACCATAATAAATCAAACAAACGATCATGAAGAATTACTTGATCTGCTGAACTAAAACCAAAAAAGGTCTGATTCAATTCGAAACCCTGCGATGAAGGTGCTCCCATCTTCACCTTCAACTTCAATATTATAATCAATACCTGGAGTATTATCTATTACGTATTTTCTAAATTCTTTGCTTTCTTTAGCTCTAAACGAGTATGCTAAAAAATTGTCAATTTCTTTAGAATCTCTAATGCCATTTACTGCAGTAATACAACCCTTTAAAAAATCTGATATCATTGTTACATCGCTAAGATTTTTAGATTGCTCTGCCGTTAAATATTTAAATTTTAATGTTGTTCCATCTTCAATTTGATAATCGAATTCGCCATTTTCATCCGATTGCAATTCAAATGGCTTAAATTGAATTTTCGAAAGGTTAAGAGTATGTTTTTCAGTTTGACCATTATTTACTACGAATGCTGGGTAATCTGGCCCATAACCTAATATTCTAGCAGATATAATTAATGATTCTTTATCTGAATTAATTAAATCATTTACATCTACACCTGGTGTTATGATTAATGCTTCTAATAATTTATCGAAAACTATGCCCGTATTAATGTATGATGAATTAGTAATGATATCTTCATCATATGCAGTCATTAATCTCAATTCAACAACGCCTTCCCGTAGTGGACTAGATTCTGGATATACTTTCCCCGCACTAGGCAGTTTAACAATATGGCCAGGGTATTTATTAGTTTTTTGACGTTGCTCGTATTGTTTTCTTGCTAAATCAATAATTTGTTTATTATCTAAACGATCGGTAACTTTACTCATATATTATATTCCTTGTAACTTTATTATAAATATGTATAAACGCGAAAAAAGCCCTATAAAATAGAGCTTTTAACTTTTAAAATAAAATATTAATAATTTAAGAATGCCCAATCGTAACGAAGTGTTACTTCAATCATCATTACGTCTTCTGAACCCCAATCTAAACTTCCGAAGTTTGATTCGGTAATGAAAGCACCTTTTAATATCCATTCTTCTACCTTTTCACCTAAAGGCGATAATTGAGTTAATGTTATTTCTTTTTTATACATTGAAGAATATCCATTACGTCCGGTAGCAGATTCGTGGTGTAAGCGTACCCAATCCATTACTGCTTGTGTTCCAGATGGGATGATTGGATCATAAAGACTGATACCAATACTATTCCACTCGGATTTTCCTTTTACGTAACGTTTAACATTCATATGATCTAATGCTACTTCATTGTTATTGATAGTAGGTTTCGCAGATGTTTTTACTAAATATGCAGGAATTCCTTCAATTTCCATGATAAAATGGTTTGAACGTTTTGGCTCCCACGAATATGCATTTTGCCAATAATTATTATCAATTCCGTAATCTTCGAAGTTCGGATTTAATTTGTCTTTTAAGGCCATATCTCTGTTTCCTTTTTTTATATAAATATATGTTACAGTAAAAAAGGTAGAACCGAAGTCCTACCTTTATTTGATCTTTTTTTCTATTCAGGGAAACTAGCTCCTGTTGGTTGAATATTGAAATCTAAAATAATAAATTCAGCGGTTCTTGTTGGCTGAAGAAATATTTGACCGTAAAGAATATTTTGATCAATTAAATCTGGTGTATTATTCGATTCATCCATTACAACTCGGAATGCTGATAATCCGTTTTGAGCTCGTACTTGTTCTAAATATGGATTAACAATACTTAAAAAACGTGTTCTTGTTGCTGAATTATTCTGTTCAAATACTAAGAATTTAGTTGACGATGCAATAAATTTCTTTACAGTTATCAATAAACGTCGGACATTTACTCGATCTAATGCACTCGGACGAGCCTGTAATGTCTTTTGTCCCCAAACAACAATACCTTCATTAGGGAAGTTTGCTATAGGATTTACGCGAGCTTCATACAACGAATCTCTATCTGATTGTGAAAGATTTTTATATGTACCAATTACTGATGTTAAACCTCCTCGAGTCAAACCAGCTGGCGCATACCATGGTGCTGTTACTGAATCGTTAAATGCTAATACTCCAGGTATAACAACTGATGGTGGTACCCAGATTGGAACATTTTTTCCAGGATTTACAATTCTAACCCATGGCCAATATGTTGCTGTATAATTGCTATCTAATGTAGTTACTTGTTGAACTACGGTATCAATTGTATCAGTTAATGCATTTGAATCCATTACATAGAAAGTATCTTGACGTCCTTCTGCTAAATTTCTAGCAGCACTAGATACTACAGGATGCAAACTATCAATGATACCTGGCGTTAATAACAAATTCATATCATAATAGTCTGTATTTGCTAATAATGTAAATGCTTTATTATATGCTTTGGTACCGGTAGTAGATGTTCCAGAACAATCAAAACCAAATACATTTGATGCAGCAATGTTAACGCCGCTATATTTTGGTAAGTTTGGACGTGCCCCATCAAATCCACCTTGCATTGGAACAATAAATTTACGTGTTCCTATTGCAACGTTATCAGTAAATGTTCCGCCAGTTAATGCAGATTCTAATGATCCTGAATATGCTGTCGTAAACGTTGGAAATGCCGCATCTGCATCTTGATTTACATTACCTAAATAGAAATCAGTATTGCTACCTGTTACAGAACCAGAAGTTGGTATTGGTGCAAGATAATTTAAGTTGTTTAAACTATCAAAATTAAATCCAAAATAGTTTCTAGAACTATATGTTGTTTGCACTTGCGATGTTCTATATGCAGCTGCTGCTAAATTTACAGATCCAGAAGCCATTGGTATTGGTGATTCAATAGCTCGGAATCCAAATGGAATCAATGTTTTATCATTAGTTTTATTAGATACACCTAAATCAACTTCAACTCTAATGAATTTAGATAAATTTGGATAATCTCCATTAATAACTAAATCATTTGAGTCTGTTACAGTTTGATAACGATCTCCAATTACGGCAGCAATATATCTAGGCGAATCTGGATCTAAGTTTACATTTAAAAATGTTTCAACTAAATCAGGTGTTCTATCTGTGTCTTGTGAAGAATATGGAGAATTTGGAATATTCGTAGTATTAACTCTACGTACTTCTACAGTAAATGTACCATATCCATTTGGGTCTGCCACTTCTGTAGCAGTTCTTACATCTCTAATTCCTATTTTTACTTCCTGACTAACTGAAGTACCATGTGACAATGTATGAAACTTAAATAAGTTTTTAGTTACAGAACCAATTTTTTGCGATGTAATCCACGGCGTTGCAGCAGTATTATAATCTTGCAAAAATTCATAATTTGAAAGTTTTGCTAATTCTACAGTTACGTGTGCTAAATTTGCAAATAAGCTCGATGCTGTTTTATTTTCATACTGAACATATACCGGATAATCAACTGATTTAGGCGATGTTCCAAATACTTTATTAAGATATGTGTTATCTGTTGATAGTATAGATCCTGAAATTGAACCGCCTTCTGCTACTAGGAATGATCCATCAAACCCAATTGCGGTATTTGCTGCAGCAACATATGATCCGGAAATTTTAAGTTCAAATGATCCAGATACGTTATTATTTAATACGCTATTTTCAAATAAGTTAGTTGCACCCGTTGTTGTTACTGCTTGGGTTGGATGTAATACGTGAGTTACAACTTCAACTTTAGCTGCACCAGAACCAGATTTTGCAATGATTGCTAATGCTCCATTTGATAAATAATATCCATCTTCATACAATAAACGTGTTACTGTAATTACATTTCCGCTACGTAAATAATCTTGAACAACGAATGGTACATATGAATCATCGGTATATGATCCAAATATTTGTACAAAGTCAGAATAAGATGTTATTTGCGTAGGAATTAATGCAGGGCCTTTTACAGTTGGTCCTACTATTGATGCACCAATTTGTGCTACTCCGCCGGCTAAAAACGATTGATCAACTTCGTTCGTAAATACACCAGGCGAAACGATTCTTTCTGCCATTATTATACTCCTTAATGATTTTTATATAAATATCGTATTATTTTGCTAAACCTGAATCTGGCGTAAACGTTCCATCTGCAACATTGATTTGTCCTTCGCCATATCGTATGCGCATTTTTTCTATAAGCTCCGTTTCTCGTGCTTGAAGATTATAAAATGTTTGCATCAATTGTTCAACTTCATTATCGATGAATTCAATTTTTTTATTTAAAATATCTTTTTCTATAGATAAATTACCTAATTGTTTTGCAGTTTCATCAAATTCTTTTTGTAACGTTTGAATTTCTTCTAAATGTTCTTTGTCCAGTTTTCGAGTCATGTAACTTGTTCCTTTTTCATTTATTATATGAAATTTTTATACATCATCCAACCAAGTTAAAGAAACTTGAGCACCTGCATTGTTACCGTTAGCTATAATAGACCACGTATCACCTTCTCTTAAAAAGAATTCAAAATCAGCTAAATTAATCTGCGCACTATCTAGTTTTTGTAGTACTATTTTAAATGCTTGTCGACCAGTACCTGCAGTATATGTTCCTGTAATATCATATTGAACTGGTGAGTAGGTTGAAGTTGTAAGGAATGATTGTCCCGTAAAAGTTCCGTTTTTCACTAATGTAAATGTTACAGCTTGAGTACCATCCGTTGTTAGTGACATTTGTTTTAGTAAACCTTGTGTCTTATTTGCGTATCCTTTATAAGTCGGTGGCATATAGATTGTTAACATATTCTTGTTTGTACCAGAAGCAGTTGTACCATCTCTAGAATAATTAACCCCATTATAGATAATATCCCCTTCAACAAATGCTGCCATTGAAGCGTTGGACATTGTTGTTTCTGTTGTTGCTGTAGTATTCTGTACTGTAAACGATACTGGGAATGTTGGGTTTGTAACGGATGGTACTGTATTTGTATTAGCATATTCTAAAATATGCACTGGTTGGAAACGGCCGGTGGCTGAATCTTCAATTGAAAATTTAACAGCTCCATATCCTAGCCATTGTGCTGATATATCATATACGTTACCTAAACTTTGGGATAAAAATTGTCCGGATGGATTGTTTATATTGCTAGATCCATCCATTGTATCCGCATTCCAATCGGATTGTGAGATAAAAGTAGCAGCTGAACCGGAACGTTGGTACATGATTCCAAAATTCGATCCAGAATATGCAAAGAAGAACCCACCGGTTGATAAATCACCCCAACCTGCCATTTGGTTTCTTCCTGCTTCAGGTGTTCCAAATCTTGTTGTAAATCGTGTTGTTAAACCTTGACCATTTCTATATTTTGCTGGTTTAAGACTGTATAAAGTAGCTGAGCTGTTTGAACCTGATGTTGCAATGTTAATATATCTGCCAACTGAATCATATGATACTGATCCTCCGGCTACACTACCAGTTCCTACTAAATCCAAGTTAATTTCATATGGATGTGTAATCTGTAATAGTGGAGACATATTGGCTGTCTTTAATTCACCGAATGCAGTTAATGGGTCATTTAATCTAATCTTTAAATCACCAGTTCCATCTACGCCAACGTTACGGAAGTTTCCGGCTGAATCTCTTCCCGCTATTACGTTTCGTCCTAAGTTGGCTGTCATCCCTCCTGCAATCGGAGCAGTCAGTGTTAACACTTGTCCATTGATTGCCTTTGTAGTAAATTTGGTATCGTAGTAGAAATCTGTTTGGTCTACTGCACCATTCTCAAATGTATATTTTATATATGGAGCAAATGCAGGCGCTCCAAACATTTGGAATCCATCACTTCCGCTATAAGGAAGTGTTAAAGTTCTAATATTATCCGTTCCTGCAGCATCTGAATACCAGAAAATTTTAAGAGTTCCGTTTTGGTCAGCTCTTACGTGGGTTTGAACTTGAGACCATCCTGGTGATAGTGCTAAAATTCCAGAATCATATGTTGAACCAGAAGTTAATGGGGTTGTAGTTAAAAACGCATACCCATCTGTTTTCTCGTTTGTATAAGTACCATTTGGTTGTAATCCAACTTGAACGTTTCTATTTAACGTAGCAGTCATGTTAGGAGCAATAAAAGCATCCAAACCTAATATCTGCGCATTAAGTGCTTTTGTTAAAAATTTAGTTTCATAAAAGAAATCACCTTGATCTAATGAACCATTTGTAAACTTATAACGAATATACGGAGTAAAAGCAGGTGCGGCAAAAAGTTGGAAGCCAGATGAAGATGCATATGGAATAGTCAATGTTCTAGCTATATCCGTGCCTGCTGCATCTGTACAAAATTCTACCCCAATTGTACCATTTTGGTCTGCAAGGACGTGAGTTTGAACTTGTGTAAAGTTTCTTGCATCCAATATCCCAGAATCAAATACTGAACCTGATGTTAGAGGAGTTGTAGTCATAAAGGCAGACCCATCTGTTCTTCCTATTATGATTTCATCTAGTGGGTTTTGTAACTGATTAAGCGTATACACACTACCACTTTCATCAACCTTTACTTCTTTTGGTTGACCTCCAAATAAACCTTTTATTACTGAAAAGTATGACATATTATTTACCTTTTAAATGAATCTCCAATTGCTGTTGTTGCTTATTAATCTCGGTGCATCTTCCGAGTATAAAGTTATTGTTGAACTGTTACCTGATGCTTGGTTACCTATTGTTTCTGATCCGTTTGCTACAATTAGTACACTACCAGATGTAGCATTTATTATTGAATACTCTTTTCCAAGTAAACCTACTGCACTTGGAAGTGATTGAGTTGTAAATGCTTCAACTACTTCAATAGTAGTGTCTGTACTTGTTAATGTATATGAAGCACTAACTATTTTGTAATTAGCAATGAAGCTAGGAGCTGTTATGCTAGTTGATACATCAAGGGAACCCGTTAATCCATATGAACCAGTAAGTTGTTTTGTACTTGTCCAAACACTACCACTTTTTACAAACAAGTCTCCATATGAAGCTGTAGTAGTAGTATCAATCACATCATGCAAACTACCTATATCACTACCTAAATCAGGTCGTACAAATATAGATCCATTTGTTGCAGCATCGATTACAATTGCCATTTGCAATCTTAAATTTGGTGCTTCAGGTTCAAATTTTGTTAATGTACCAGGAACTGTTGGGGAAACATATAGAATATCTCCATCTACCCATGTCTCTCCGTTACTACCAGTTGTATTAATTCCACGAACTAAACCAAATTGTGTTACATATCCCTCATCGCCATCAACAATATCTTCTGTAGTAATACCTAATGTATAGAAATAAGGTATGGATCCATCGGCTATCATTAAATCTGCTAATATCCGACCTGATGCACCAAGTGTTCCAGATGCATATGTTACGGTACCGTTTAATATGGTTGTGCCTGTTTGGTTTTTTACGTAAAAATACTCTTCAAGTCCTATTTGTTGTACTACTTGACCTCCGTGCATTCCCAAAGACAAAGTTCCATTATCTTCATCCCAATATATTCTACCTTCTTGATCTGTTGGAGTTGGTATTCCGGTGTTGTTGAAATCAATGTAATCTACTACGGAAATATGTGAACCTGTTAATAGAAGTGATCCGGTTACAATAACGTCTTGTGTGAGTGGGTCAACGTAAGATGCAGTTGCTGCATATGAAGCAGACATCATGTTTAAGCCGGATATATCTAAATCAAATGTTGATCCATTACCTTTAGTAAATGTTATATTAGGATCTGAAAATGATGCTGTAGTAATTCCTTCTAATGGTAATGATGATGTTATGGCATATGAAGCCGTACCAAATAAAGATCCAGTTATTCCACCGGTTACTATTAAACTACCGGTTATTTCCGAGTCACCTTTTGATAGGTAACCATTTTTGATTACAAATTCATTTGCCATATCTGTTCACTATCCGAGATTGGTTTATTATAAATATGTTGCTATTAGCTATTTTGCCAATCTAAATATGCTTGAGGTGGTTCATCATACCATTGCCATCCATCTCGTGGTGGGTCATTTGGTGATTGTATCATACCACCATCTGGGAAGTAGATTTTAGTTGCAATAAACCATTCATTTTGTTCAAATTTGTACCACATATATTCCTTTTTATGTTGCCACTGTCCAACCTTTGTCTGTTGCTATTTGTAGGTCTGCTGCAGATAAATCTGGTACTCCAGGATTGCCGGTTATTGTTATTGTTGCTGTTGTTGTTGCTAAATCGCCAAATAATGCCACTAATGCATCTCGTTGAAGATTGCAAGATGCAATACTAAATGATACTGCAATTCCTGGCATTCTTAAACTTCGAAGAGCTCGGCACGCATTAAATGCCGTTGTAGTTGTTGTTACATTGGAGCAATCAGTAAATGCTATCTCTTCTAAAGAAATACATGTATTAAATGTGCTCGATATACTTGTATTATTAGGTGTATGTATAAGTCCTAAACTTTTTAATCTGTAACATGTTGAGAATGCTGTTGCTAAATTTGTACATGCACTACCCGTAACGCCCCCAACAACCTCGAGACCGTATGAACTTACAAATAAACTAGTTAATGCAGTGCTACTATCTATTGTAATATTTCCTAATTTTTTAGCCGTTGAAGCTTGAAACATAACATTAGATGTACCAGTATTATTTATGTATATGTTAGGTGAATTTGTAACAGGTCCTAATGCTCTAAATGCGACTTGGGCTGATGTTATGCTTGATCCGGATGGTAATTCTAGATACCGTACATTGGTCAATTTATAATCATAATAACTATTAATGTTGCTACCTAGATTAGGTGCTAAATAGATAAATCTTTCACACTTGTCCCATGTTTGATTAGTTATAAAATATGCATTACCATCCCATGAAAATACAAAATCTAATATATTTCTTGTCCCTTGGGAGTTGTATGTTGAAGTACGTGCAAGTTCTACTGTTGAATATGTACCCCCGGATCCAGTTGCTATAATTATTACTTGTTTGTAGTTTTTACCATCTGTGTCTTGATATACAGATCCGGTAAGCGATGCGTAATCATATAGATGTTCTTCGATTGCAAGTCCCGTCACGGTTCCTGCAGTACCATCTCCCCAATCTACATAACCATCAATGTTAGTAAATCGAATGTTTATTTGATTGTAATCATTTTCATATACGCCGAAAAGTGCAGCTAATTTTTGTTCACCGGGTGTTATAGTTGGCATCGGTAACCAGTCTGCAGGTCGTACCCAATCTTCAGTGTATTGTATAGATTCTGATACTATGACAGTAGGTGGTGGTGAGCTTATTCTAATTCCCATAACTATATTGACCTTATAATTGTTTTAATTTGCCATCCATCTGTAGAAGCACTTCCTGATAAGCATGCACTAGAACCGCTAATAGTTACTTGTATGCTAGCACCACTTGTATCTCCTATATCAGTTGTTGTTGTTTCTGTAAAATTTATGTTTGCGGATGTGTCCCAAATTGACATCACACTTCCAGCTCTTGCATTTGATCCGCTACGTAGTGTGTATTCAAACCATGCTCCATCATATGATGCGGTTGATATACTATATATTGTAGCCGGCGTTGTTCCAAAAGATGCAGTTGCCGTTGCATATAATGAAGTAGCTGCAGGATTACCTAAATTGATTTCATAGCTTGCACTTACATTTAAAATTGCATCACCGTTAGCATCTGTTACTGACAGTAAATCTCCTGATAGATCATCAGTAATTGTAAACAATTCTCCTGCACTTCCGGATATAGTCAGTAAAGTTGAGCCTGAGCTTTGTATCAACACGTTAGATGCTGTTACACTAGTAGTTACAAGTAATGAATTCAATGCAGCATCACTGCCAGAGACAATGACTTTTTTCCAATTTGGCATATTATTTCCTTATCATATTGCGGTTAGATACATACACTTATGCCGTGTATATGCCTACTTCCTTTCGGCCAACAACGTATTTTAATATAAATATACTACTTTTTAGAATTAGGTGGAGTTGAAGCTTGTTGAATTTGTTCTTCAATTTTAGTTTGAAGTTGTGCCAAATATTTTGCATCAGCTCCGCGGATCGTTAATGAATCCAGGCCCGCTCGTATCAATTGTAATTCTGCTAATTCGTACATAACTTATTATTGATTTTGATATTGTTGTTGTAATTTATAAACCATGGTATATAGAGTTTCTACATGTTCTCCTTTAAATGTAGATTCTCGTATAAGTGTTAATAATAATTCTATTTCCGTTTTAGATAAAGAAAAAGCATCTCGTTCCGAAGATTGAGATGCTTCTATATTTTGTTGTTTAATTTTATCTAATAGACCCATATAACCTTATTATATAAAAATTTATGCATAAATCCAAATTTCGCTGTCATCAGTATCAACGTGGATTGTACCATATCCTGCTGCTGCGCCACCGTAAATTGGAGCCGCACTTGCTGCAGTCTGACCTGTTCCTGTTTGAACTGCACCTACATATACTATCGGAGTAAATGCCGATGTTGTTGCATCAAATGAAGAAGTAAACCCCCAACGCGTTGCAGATGAGTCATAGCCAAATAACTCACCTATGTTTTGCGTACCTTGTTGAACAACGATACCACCATCCCCGGTAGAGACAGATCCTGATGCAAAAAGTACAAATCTATCTGCTACTAATAAGTTTTGCGTGTTTTGGAATGATGCTGTACCGCTTACTACTAAATCTCCATTTACTGTTAAGTCGTTTGATATAGTAACATCATTTGGTAAACCAATTGTAAGAGTGTTACCTGCTGCGCTAGTTTCAATCTCATTTGCAGTACCGGTAATAGTTAAATCTTCAGTCTTTAGATCAATAGTGATACTACTTCCATTGGATCCTGATACATCTAGTGATGTTACAATTCCGGTTAATCCCGAACCATCTCCTATAAATGATCCTGTGAATGAACCAGTTAAAGAAGAATTAGCACCTGATAGTTGTATCGACGTTGTTCCTGTAACTGCAGTACCATTATCTGTTAAAGATGAGTTAATAAACTTGTTATCTGTGTTATCCCACTTTGTTATAGCATTTGCTGATAATTGAGCTGCGCCTGATACTGCTACAGATACTGCTGCAGATCCATCAAAGGTAAATGTAGAGATACCTTCTCCCGACGTTAATGCATTAGCTAATGTGTCTGCGGTAATACCTGTTAATCCACTACCGTCCCCGGCAAAAGATCCTGTAAATGATCCGGTTAGTACGGCGCCTGATTGGCCGTTTATTAGATAATTTGCGTCATTATTGAGTTGTGTAATATTACTCCCCGAGACGACGACCTTTTTCCATTCTGCCATTTTTCAATATCCTTTTTTTAATATAAATATATATGTTAATCCAAACCTACAAAAAAAGATGAAGATGTAAAATACATTCCTCCATTTGGTGCAGGATTTGATAATTCTATGCTTTGTGTTGCTAATACAACAACACCATTGTTTTGTACTTTAAACAAATCTAAACTAGCAGATGTTATTAAAAATGCATTTATTCCTGATTGAACCGATCCGGTTATGGATCCAAATACGATACGACTAGTTTGTACTGCTGCACCATCTACAAATGATGCAGTTACTGCATATGATGAAGTAATATCATACAATAATCCGGGGCGTAATTGACCTGGTTTTAATTGTCGTGCCATTATGCCCACCTTCCATTTACAATTATTACATCTTGTGTATCTAACGAATAACCTAATGTTGTAGTGTTAAACACGATAGATTGCGTTGCAATATCGCTCGGCGTCCATGTATATGCTACTTTATCTACGTATTGTCCGTTAATGTATACATCAAATTCATTAACAGATGCAACTTGATTGGTAACAGGATTAACGGCTGCGAATGCTGATATTGTAGCAGTTGTTGCCGATGCATATGTTGCTTGTTGATCCGTTAAATTAGTTAGATATGCCATTGCAACGGCATCTATAGAAACAGATCCGCCGCCGCCAGATACTATAAAACTACCACCCGACGACACAAAGCTTTGTTGTTGTAGTATAGCTTGTGGTACCGTTGTTGTATTAAATATATTAAAATTAACATCGACAACTATATCGAAAACTACTTTCTTAATAGAATACATTTTTTTAATTGTATCTATTCTAGTTTCTTGTTCCGAAAGCAATGTTCCTAGTACAGTTAATGGTATAGTAGCTCTAACTAGCCGATCTTCGCCAACCGTATTAACAGTTTCGAATGTTACAGAACCTATAGTTGTGGGAAATTTATTTGATTCATTGCCCCATGAAAACCGACCATATGGCATAATTTGATCTACTAAATCATTCATCTGCGTAGTAAAATCGCACCATAACATCATCTCATATTCAATTGTTACGTATTTAGGAATATCTATAACGTATATTTTTTCTGATGATTGTGGTTGATTAATAGGCAGCGGAAATAGTTCATCTTCGTAACGATTTCTAGAATTATATTTTGTTTTATAAATCAATCTATTACCGGGTTGCATTCTATTAACATCTAATGTTTTTTGTGCATCTCGTTCTTGCATACTACTACGTTTTAACATGATAGCTGGAGATTGTAACATTCCCTTTTCATCACGTAAATAGCCTAAACGACGTACATTATCCCATTTTTCTCCATTGGCAAAAATAACCGGTACGGCTATTTGTTGTTTATCTGCAGTAATTTGGGGTTGGATTTCGTTTTCTATATACCATTTAATTGCATAATCAATATCATATATTGTACGTTTTGCAGAGCGAACTACATCGTCATCTCGACGTATTTGTTCTGCCCGATTTAATTTTAAATCGGGTGTTAATCCTTCTGTGATATTAGGATTTGGCTTATTAGTTTTTCGGTCAATATTTTGTCTATTTAATCTAGGCACCGTTATCCTTTATATGCAGGCGAATTGTTATTTCCGCCAAATCTAATATTTTTAATTCCTTGTGGCGTTTGACGAGTTGCATGTGCATCTACTACAATTGAAACGCTATATCCATGGGAATCGCCGTTTGGCCATGTTTCTGGATTTTTACCTACGAAATATTGATTTGCGTCTACATTATCAACTTCAAAGTATTCATTATCCCAAAATATGATATCACCTACTTCTGGATAAAAATCTGCTCTAACTAGAATATCTCGAGATATTGCAAATTTGCTTGTTCTGGTATATGAATGACCATAATCATCCATATTCGATGACTTATCATCTTTAGTTACTAAACATGGAATCAATATTGAATCATAGAATGATTTTGATTCTGATTCTCCATACATATTAGAATTTGATGATTCTATAATTAGTTTATAAAATTCAATTTCAGTGTCTATAATAGCATTAATCAATTCCGCATTAATAGAAGCTAAAAACTTTGCATCGCGCATTCCTCCAAAAAGAGCCATAATTATCTCCTATCCTACGTAAATTTTTAACGGAACTTTTGCTAATATTTCATTCATTTGTGTTGCTTCTGCATTTTGGCGAGTCAACATTTGTTCTTTAGTTAATTTATCTAAAAATTCTCTTAGTTGAGTAATCAATGCTTCTTTTTCAGACTGTCCTTGTGAAACTAAATCCGAACCATTAAGTGTTACTTCGCCATTTGGAATTGGAACGGAACTATATTTGTTACGTACATATCCTAACATTTCTTTTACTAAAGCCGAACCGTATCTATAAATCCAAGCACGCCCCATATCATTAATACTCCCGTATTTTTGATACGTGTATGGTATATTTGATGCGTCTGTTACAACATTGTTTAAAAGTGCTGTATTGCCGAATAAAAGAGCATCATTAGCTTTGTCTTCTTCAAAAATAAATTCAAACCATACTTTATCAAAATACGGTGATGCTAATGTTCCTCTTGTAGTTGGAACTGGATAAAATTTAATATTATCGCCATGTATTTCAAAGGTAAAGTGTGATTTTCTAATTTGATCATTAAATTCTATTTGCTGTATACGAAACAAATCTGCGTGTATAGGCATCATCATGAAATTTACAGATGGAGAAAAGCCTCCAAAATCAAACGCATCAAGTAATTGTTGTGAGCCTAATCCTGTTCCAACAAATGGATCGAAATATCTAACAATTGCCGGAGGTGTATTATGAAGTACTCGTTTTATTTCTACGGAACTAGAATTACTTAAAACGATACCTAAAGAAGATGATATTGCATCTCGTATACTATATGTTTGTTGTCCTGATATAATATCTACCGATGCAGTATACCATTTTACAGTACCACCGGAATCAGCTTCAGTACCATATGCTTTTGAAAGCTTAGTAATATAACTTAATGAACTTCCAACTAATGCTCCGGTAAAACCTTGTGATGTTAAAAAATTAGATGCAGTATTAATACCTAAAGTATTCATCAAATTGTTAACGATATTAACTTGATTGATTTGATTGGAATATTCAATTACTGCTGCTTCGAATGCCGTATAAAAGTTTATATCAATTAATTCAACATCCATTATAGGATATCCAACTGAATTTGCAGCAAATTTTGCAAAACTATCTGCTTCAGATTGGAACATGGGATCAGTATCAAAAAATCCAAATGGCGTAGAACCTGTAGTAAATGATGAACTACCTGGCCAAATTGGCTTATTTTCACTATAATCCATGATACTGTCCTTTTAAATATAAATATCAATATCTTTCATTTAAGAGACGTAAAATTTCATCTAGAGCTGCATGACGATGATTATCTGTTAAAATGATTTCATTGACGAATTGTGATTTAGTTAATTTTGGTACTTCGTGCACTGCTGAATCATTGGAAAACTTTAAATCTATTTGATAACGATCTCCTGTTAATATCATTATACTGTCTTTTCCTAAACGAGATAATACCATTTGTAATTGTTGTTTAGTTAAGTTTTGAAATTCATCTACAATGCATATTGCATTATCAAAAGTACGTCCTCGAAAATGGGCTAATGAAACTAATTCAATATTTTCTTCTCGTTCCATTTTATCTAGTATTTCAGGTTTATTATAAACCTTACGCATATTGCTACGTAATGGAACTAACCATGGATCCATTTTTTCTGCTAATGAACCGGGAAGAAAACCATTATCTTCATTTGATACTGTAGGACGAGTTATTATGATTTTATTAATTCGTCTTTTAAAAAACATATCCAATGCAATTTGCACTGCTAACAATGTTTTTCCTGATCCAGCTTTCCCTAAAATAAAATTAAATGGTGTTTCTATTATTTTAGCTTTTGCATCTTTTTGTTCATCCGATAATGATATTGAAAATTTAATATCATTTTTTGGTGGAGTTTTCTCCTTGTTTTGAGTAGTCATAACACGCTTTGTTTTAATTAAGATGATAATTTTACTAATGATTGCTCATGCAATGTCATGTCCTTGAGTTGTTCTATTTTACCTAGACATTCCATTCTTAACTCTCTAAATGTTGGTACTGGTGGTTTAGATGTTAATATTTTTATTTTAATTAATTCTTTATCGGGACCTAAATCTTTTTCAATATGAACCATTAAAACTAATTCTATTGCACGTATTCTATCTAATACGTCGATAAGTCTACCATCATATCTAATGCTAGCAAACATATCATATTTTATTACTTGTACTGCCATATCATTTTAATATAAATATCAAAACAGTAAAAAAGGGATGACCGGAGCCATCCCTTTCTTTTAATTAGTTAAATGGTTAACTATTAAAGAGTTTCTAAACCTCTTACATATACTTTACCATAGAACTCTGGACGAACTACTTTCTTCGCGTAACGTGTCATAACACCTTTACGTGGAGTGAAGTTAACTGGATCGTATACCAATGGAGTCATGATAAGTGGAACGTATGGGCTAAATACTGCACCTGTTTCAAGGAATTGACTTCCTCTGAATCCCATAAGGATTACGTTTTCTTTCATGTATGGGTTTTTGTAAACAGTGTATCTGTTATTGATTGCACCAATTTTTTGTACGCCTGCTGCAAATTCCATTTTGTTACCATCTGTATCAGCAGCAAATCCTGGGATAGATTCAAGGATAGTTGCAACTGCTGGAGAAGTTACAAGGAAGTTAGCACCACCACGTAATGTTTTTTGGTGAATTTTATTTGATACTTTTTGAAGTTTAGTACCTAAAGTTTGGAACCATCCACCTTGAGTGTTATAGAATCCACCGTTAGTTACAGTTTGAGCTGTAAAGTTAGATCCGTTCCAAATTTCGTTATTAATTGCTGACCAATACTCAGTTGTTGGAGCTGATGCAATCAACATATCAAGAATTTCTAAATCGATTTCCATTGATACATACTCAGACAACATTGAAGTCAATTCAGCTTCAGCATCAATTGAGTGGTAAGCGTTAAGGTCTTGAGCAAATTCAGGTGTCCAAACTGCTTTCAACTTACGTGTTTTAGCAACGATTGGCTCTGATTGAAGCTCTAAGTTAACTTCTGGGATATCAATATCAGTACCTTGGTTGATTCCAGATGTTCCTGATCCTCTAAATGGATTAGCATCTTCAAAATCACCTCTAGTGATATCTGTAGGTTGTTTGCTATATGTTACAGTATATCCTGCTGTACCGCTTAATCCTAATGCACCTGATACAAAGAATTCAATTTGACCTGTAGCGGCATTGAATTTGTTAAATGCAGGAACAACATTTGCTGCAGAATAATTAGAACCAGAAGCAATAGTAAATGATCTAACTGCTAATAAATCTGGATTAACTAATGAAGATGTATTTACATAGATAACTGAATATCCTGCTAATCCGTTAGTATAAGCTGAATCAAAGTTAACTGATCCTGAACCTGCAGAAACAGCTGATGCAGTTGTTGCAGAAACTACAGATGATGTTTCGTTAATTGAATAACCGAAACGACCTGCACCGTAAAGACCTCCTGATGGATCACCAGTTGTAGTAGTAACACCGAACATTGAGTCATCAGCATTTGGAGAACCAAATGGATCACCTGTTCTGTTTAAGTTGTCAGAATCAAATCCTGGTTGAGCTGTACCGTATTTGAAATCAAGATAGAAAATAAGTCCTGATGGCAAATTCATTGGTTGAACTGAAACGAATTCTTTAGCTGCAAATTCAGCAAAGATTCTTCTTACCAATGGAAGTGCAACACCAGCCCACTCTTCAGATCCTTCTGCAGTACCTGTAGCTGACGCTTCTTTTACTAATTGACGTGCTTGGTTTTCAAGCAATTGAGCCATTCCGGCTTTTTCTGTCTCATTTCTAAGACCTTCTAATAGTCCCGTTTTTTCCCATTTAGTAACCAAACCTTTAGCGGCTGATCTCTGAGATGCATCTGGACTTTGTAATAATGAATTTAAACTCATCGTTTTATCTCCTTTGTTTTGTTTTTTAAAAAATTAAATTAATCCTGCCAATTTTTTCCAACGGTTTGCATATTCAAAACCTTCGTTAAGAATTTGCGTTTTTGGCGCCGTTGATGCAACTGGTCTTGAAGCGTAAGATTTAGATTCTTTAACTACTTTTCTAGCTTTTGTTGGCTTATTAAAGCTTTCTGCTAATGTAGCAAATACTAATTTTGCTTCGCGAGTTGTTGCTGCTCTATCAAAGTTTTCAATAACTTTCATTTTTTGTGCTTCGTTAAGCTCAAAGTTACGGAATAACTTGTTAGTGTATAACAATTTAGCGTTAAGAAGATTAACTTCGTTGATTACTGATTGAAGTTGTTTCACAGTACGATATGCTTCTTGAAGATCTTCTTCCATTTTTTTGTACTTGCCTTCTTCTACCGTTTCTTCATCTTCAGCAGGCGCACCCATATCTTCTTCTCCTTCTTCAGCAAGAATAGCTTCGATCAAAGAATCGATATCTTCATCTACTGTTTTTTCATACTTGCCATAATCGCCTTCATCTACTGATGCTGGTTCAACATCTTCTAAATTTTCTTCAGAACCCATTGCCTCTAATTCAGCAATAATTGATTCTAAATTCAATTCGTCTTCTTCTTCGGCAGCATACTCGTCTTCTGCTGGCATTTCCGCTTCAGCTTCTGGTTCTCCACCAATCATACCTGTTAAGTCATATTCGCCGTCATTGTCGAAATCTAACCCGATGTTTACTGAATCTGGCATACCCATTCCCATATCATCTGCACCAGCTTCCATTTCGTCAGCTCCCATTGCCATATCCTCTGCACCAGCTTCCATTTCTTCTTCGCCTTCTAATTCGCTCATCAATTGAGTTTCTAGCATGCTTTTCATTTGAGGCATAAATGCTTCTTGTAACGCTAATTTTGCATTAGCTAATGCAGTTTCTTTAACAGCTTTAGCATCTGCGATTGCTTGTTTTAGCAAATCTGATTTTGCCATTGTTTTTCTCCTTAAATTTGTTTTTGGAAGTAAGATTATTCTAAATCTTAATAGAAATTTATTTATTTATCGACACTATATAGAAAATAGCGTATTCTTTAATATATATGGGCATGTTTGAAAAAACAGTAAAAAAGTCCTAACTTTTTTGTTAGGACCTTTAAAATAATTTAAATCTAGCTATTTTTTTGATGAAAATCTTTAATTTGTTGCAAATACTTAGCTGAATTAAGTTGTTCTCTACGTTTAACACTAGGTTTTGTAAATGTTTTATTGTCTTTAAGTTTTTCTAACGTGCCTGTTGATTTAACTTTTCTTTTAAATGTTTTTAATGCATACGCTAAATCTTCTCTGCTTGTTCCTAAAACATTAACTCCTGTTGAGTGTCCTGGAATGATAGTTTTGTGATGTTTTTGTTTTTTATTCATATATGTTAAATTAAATTTTTCCTTGTGGTCTTTTTGCAGGTAATTGTGGCTGTTGATTAACTACATTAAATCTAAAATGTTTAAGTTCTGGTAATTGTGAAAAATATCCTTGAATCTTTTGTGCTTCAGTGCCCGGATCTTGTCCTAACCGAAAATAGAAATATCCCATTTTACCTGTTTTTGATTTCGTATGTTTAACTATAGTAAAACCTTTTTTAGTAGTCCATTGCTTAATAGTCTCTGCTACTTGTTCAGCTTGAGACGGATCTCGAAGAATGTATTGAACGCCCCCTTGATAGTCAGTGATATTATTTACGAGTTGAGCTTCATCTAGTTCAGCCATATTAGTTTTAAATTTTTCTGAAGCAGCTGCTATTCGCTCCATATTTGTAGCAATTTGTTCAGAGTCCTCTGCACTCATTGCTTCTCGCAATCCAAACCATTCTCTATACATTTTTTTAAACTTACTCATCATTGACCTTTATATTATATAAAAAATATTACAATTATCCAATATCATAATATTTTTTTAATCCTTCTGCAATATCTTCATATGCCTGTGCACATTTTCTTTCGTTAATAATAACTTCGGTTGCAGCTTTTTTAAATTCCTTTAAAGCTTCTGACATATATTTAAAATGACGTCCAGCAGCGGTTGCTTCTACAACATCGGATGATGCTTCATTAACGTGACGTTGAGCTGTTTCAACCATACGTTCTATTTTACTTACGGCTTCTTCTAATTGTCGTTTACTATATACTGATTCTCCTAATTGAGAAAATGTTCGTAATGATTCTACAAACGCACGTTTTTCTTCTGTTGTTAATGGAGCTGGTCCTTCTTGAAATACATTTTGCTTAGCAGAATCCATTTCATATAATAAACCTCGTAATGTTTCTAATTTCTTTCCCATATTATATCCTGCATTTACCATCTTCGCATAAAATCGAAGTAATGATTTCGTTTACTTTTGCGTATTTATTTATTTGTTTATTTTTATTTACTGATTCATTCATCTGTGTAGGTCGCATAAAAGCGCCATGAGTTGATGGATTTGATACAAAGTCCCAACAAATTAATTCAAAATCTTCTTGAACTTCAACTACGCCTTCATTACGTAATTCTTTAACGGAGCCTAAACCTCTACTAGAAATACCTAATGTTATTCCAGCTTTAAAAAGACTCTTTAAAATATTACCCGACGGAGTATCTAGTATTTGAACTGCACCTTTAAGATCATCGCCATCCCACCAAATTTTTAAAACATTGTGAGATACATTGTTTAAGTTTACTACAGATGATTCTGGATGATCTAATTCACCTAATGCTCTGTGTTGATCAATATATTCTCTTTGATATCGTTGACATTCTCGCATCAATATATTTTTAGGATATATTCTTCCGTTTTGATTTTTTGCGCCTGCTCTTTGTAAAACTCCTTGTACAACAAAACCACCAGGTATTCCATATGCAGCACCATTAGATTCATTTAATGAACCAACAGGCTTAAATGGCATATATTCTACTATTAGTTGTTTTGACATATTATTCTCCTAATGATCTAATTCGTTCTGATATTTTTATTAATCGTTCTGATATTTTATTCAATGCATTTTTAGATGACTCTTTCAAACCGCCATGTGCAATACCTGATTCGGTTTTTAATCTGCTTGTATATCTAATAGTTTCTTCAATCTCTTTAAGTTTTTTTGCAACTTCTTTTATTGATTCGTTTACACGCTGCTCCGGAGATTGTTTTGCATTGCCAAATGCAAATGAACGATAACCTTCGATAAGTTGTTCATATTTTCGATCCATTGCTTCCGTTAGCTTAGGAGTTTGACTTGGCGTATCTGTTAATGGTACCGATGGATATTTAGTTACTTTTTTATTTTGCCAATCTGATTCATCTTCTGCAAAGGCAAACTTATCCATCCATTCCTCTTCTTGTGATTCAGGACGTTGATATTTTTCTGGCTGATATGATGGTGGAGTATTAATAGATTCTACTACTTTATATCCCAATTGTTCTGCAGTATCTTTATCAGTAGTTTTCGCAAAAGCATTTTTTGTCATGTATGACCCTGCACCTGCTGATGTTGAAATTTCTTCTAATTCTTCATGATACCCCTTGTAATCACAATGTAAACAACCTTTTCCTTCACACTTAGTGCATTGTTTTATATTTTGATACTCAGGTTTCATTCCTGTATTTTTACAACGTTTGCATCCTGCTCCATGACATGAATCACATTCTGGTTGATCGTTATTCATAGCTTTTTTAATAGCTCGATCTTTTACGCCCATATATTCTTGTTCTGGTTTTTCTTGGTTACCATCACCATCCCAATCTTTTTCATTTAGCGATTCGAAGCTTTCTTCTATTTGTTGAAGGAATGATTTCATGCACTAACCTCATTTAATTCATCAACTAAGTCCATATATCGCATTAAGTTTAATACATGAGATTCTTTAATCTTTTTAATATTTTCTACATTACAAAGCATTTCAGATAATTTTTGTACTTTAATTTGAGTGACTTTATCTGAAATATGTTTTGCGTGTTCCGATAGTGACGTTTTTAACTTAGGTATGACTTGTTGAACATATTCTCGTAATGCTTCAGTATCATTAACATTTGTAATGTATTTATTTAATAACTGTTTTTGTGATTCTGATAATGTTGAATATTTTTCGTTGAATTTATCAATCATTATTTTATATGCTAATAGTCTAGTATCTTTCTCTTGTTTAGAAAGCGTTTCAGTAATAGTATCTTTTTCTACTACACGTCGTTCCGTACGTTCTGTAAGTAAACAATGATCTAAAACTACATTTTTACATTCCGTTAATTGTTTGATATTTGAATTATCATCGAATTCAAACAACATGTAAATTGAAGCTAAAACCTTATAGTTATTTATATGCGCTTTCGAAAGTGAGTCAAATGAAAATTTTTCAGAAATTTCTTTTACTAAATTATATTTCTGACGATTTAATAAACTTTTATTTAATTTTTCATGAGATTGCCTAACAGAACGTATGTATTCTAATGCACGTGCTTCAGACTTATGTTGTTCTTTTACTAATGAATTATATAAATGTAATTCTTTTGCTAATTCAGTATTTTTACCAAAATACTTTTTAATTATGTCTATAGTATTAGATTTATCTGATGTTAATGTTTCCGATGTTAGTTTCCTTACTAACATTTCGAATAGCAATCCGGTATTTTTATACTTTGAATGTTTTAGTTTTTTCATACTGTTGTCAGTAATTTAATTTTATATAAATATGTTTAAAATTATAAAATGTTGTTTTCATCTAACATTGTGCCAGAATCTAAATCTTGTTCGGAAGATTTGAGTGACTCTGTTATAATTTTAGACGTATTCGATTTATTTTTCAAGTATCTTAAAATATGTTTTCCTTCTGCCGTAAATGGTTTTCGTTCTTTAGGTAAAGGTTGAAACGCTGTTTTTTGATTTTGTACATCAAATGCCTGATCTAATTCTTTTTTACCTGTAGGATCCCATCCGAATGCGTTTTTATGTTGTCCAAATTTGATACCTTCTTTAGGTCGGCCGCCTTTATCTTTTTCTTCTACTTCATCTGAACTCATATGTAATGAAGCTAAATCATGTGGTGTACCATAAGATACTCCTGTAATCGTTGGATCATTTCCTTCTTGTTCAATTTGATTTTGACGGAATCGAAGTTTAAGGTCTTCAATAACATTAGTACGTTCTTGTAACCATTGGTCTTCTGACATATTGAATATAAATTCATATATGTATTTATCTGAAACTAATTTAGAGTCCTTCATCGAGTTAGCCAATGTCATTTTTTCAGTCATTAACGCAACTTTTTGTTGATCATATATAATTGATGGAGCGGTTAATTCTAATTCAAAACCAACTAAATCTTCTCCTTCAAATCCTTGTGCATATAAATGT